ATCAGGACAGCTTACAGTTTCTAATAACTATCTACATGTCACTGGTTCACCTACAGCGGCAGGGGCTACCTATTTAAGAGGTGAGGCAACTATGGTTCATTTAGATGGTTGTACTCTTAATGGTGCTGGTTTGATAATTGCTGGAGACTATGCAAGTGTTGGTGGAACTCCTGCGGCGATTACTGCGGTAAACTTTATTACTGGTTTATGGGTTGATGTTGGTGTTGGTTTGAATCCTACGGCTGGAAGTTACTATGGAATTTACTTTAGTAACAATGGTGCGGTAGATGGTTATCTTGATGCTGTAATGCACTTCCATCAAGGTGGTGCTGACCAATTCCTTGATTTCGCAGCAGTATCTTCTGGTGCAGGACATGATTTAATGGCCAGTATGACCGGAGATCATACGTTTGATGGTAATGACTACGCACTTAAAGTTACAGTAGCTGGAGTTCAGTATTATATTCCATTGATAGATGCTTTAAGTTAAGATGTTTTATAGGTAGAGGGTCATTGTGGCCCTCTACTTGCTTTTATTATTCAAAGGAGATAAGATATGTTAGTAAATGTAAATCAAACACTAAAAACTATTGCGGGCGAAACAATGAAGGATGCAGTAGATGGTAAGGCCGTTGACGCTACAGTAAAAATGGCCATTGTAAACGCTATCCTTAGTCCAGTAGAAAAGGAGTTAGGTGTTGATAAGGTAAAGAAGTATGAATTGGCCAAAAAGATTTATGCTTCTGATGAAGTGGATTTGAATGAAGATGAGATTAAACTTATCAAGGACAGAGTTGGTGAAAGTTTTGCACCAATTGTAGTCGGTCAAATCTTTGAAATGTTGAAAGTGTAGGTGACGAGGCAGAGTTGATACTCTTGTCTCCTTAGTGGAATTGGCCTGACATGAGGTTGGGCCAGTTTCACGATTTTAGAAAGTGAGGTAACATGGCCGCAGAGTTCAAAATAAACATGATGGCACAATTATCCGGTTTAGGTGAACCGATAGATTTTATCAAGTCAGGTACGGATGAAACCGAACCAACTGCTGGTAGTTACATGTATAGAACAATAGCGGCAGCTAATATAGCAGAGGCGTTGGCTTTAGGTGATGTATCTACTGTCACAGCAATTGTTCTATATGCTATTGACTATGATGTTATCATTGATTGCGATTGTGCTGATGTTGGTTCTTTTGACGCCGACTTAACCGCCAAAGCTGCTGGAATACCTGTTGTAATAACTTATCCGTCTGGAAATGTGTATGTTCAGGGTGAGGCTGGTCAAACTCCTAAGTATGAATTTTTGGTAATAGGAACCGCATAAAATGGCAAATCTAAGATTAACGTATGCTGATATTTATACATTGGTATCCAATTTCCTCGGTCTGACTGATACAGGAACCGCTCCTACTGCTACTAACTTAACCACTTGCGAGGATATATGTCAACGTGGTCTGAGGCAGTTCTTGTATCCAATTGACATCCGTACAGGTGATTATTGGGAATGGAGTTTTCTTAGCCCCGTACATACGGTGAATCTATTGGAAGGTAATTGGCGTTATCACTTACCCGAAGACTTTTCCTCTATAATTACAGACCCGACGTATAGCGAAAACAGCGGCTTCAAGCAAATAACCAAAACAACCCCTGATAATATAATGAATCTAATGTCGGGTGGTGCGGTAGACTATGCCCCGTATTACTACAGCATAGTAACATCAGACTATGACCCTGAGATTGGCGAATTTGAAGAGATATGGTTTTACCCAAAACCGGACAGCGCATATCAGGTACAGTTTTACTACAAGTCAGACCCGACTAAAGCAACAGATGCTGCTGAATTTCTGCCGGGTGGAGTAAAGTCAACTGAAGCTATTCTTGAAAACTGTCTCGCTGTTGCCGAATCGCAAGAGGATGAGGTATTAGGAATACATACGCAATTGGCACAGAAACTTACACAAGATTTAATTGTCATAGATTCCAAGAAAGATGCTGGTAATACATTTGTTGGTAATCTCTATGATAGTAGCAATGTAAGACAAATGGTACGGAATGATCGTGCCGCATTAACCGTATATGGAACTGATTTATAACAAATAATTAAAGGAAAAATGAAATGAGTGCAGAAAATTTTCAAGCCAAAGATGATTTTGGTCAAACACAGAGGGTAAAACAAATAACTTCGTCTGCTGCTGTTGTCACTTATACAGCTAAATCCGGCAGGGCTGCGGACGATTTTGTCATTGACAGATTTATCCGTGTAACAACTACCAATGGTAATAGTATGGCTATTACTCTGCCGAATGGTGTTTATTATGGACAACAGTGTCATGTGTTATTTGAAGTAGTGGTTGGCACAGAAACAGTAAGTGTTGCTAATGCTGCTGCTGGTGCTATTGCTACACCAATGACTAATGCCGGTGGCTATTCTATTCTGGAATGGACTGGCACAACAATTGGTTGGGTTGAAATATCTAATGCCACAGGTGATTAATAAGAAAGTGAGGATATTAAATTGAGTGTATATAAAAATGCAGATGCACAAAGAATACGAAGTACCGGAGGTGCTGTAAGGGTTACTATTGGAACTACTACAGACAATAGAGGCAATGGTGGTACAAGTTTGCCATGTTTAGGATGTTATGTCCAAGCAGCTATTGCCAACAGCCATGTGGTTTCTATGAATATTGACGTAGCTGCTTCTGCTGATATTGGTATAGAACTTGGTAAACAGGTTACAGGCAATACTGATGGTGCTTGTCAAGCATTATGGGTTCCTATTGATGACGTGGCAAGTTTGTACTTCTATAGTGCTGACGATAATGCTGTTATTGATATTCTGTATTTCAAGGGAGGTTCATAATGGCCATTTATGGCAGAAAAGAAAAAAAGATTAGTGCAGATGTTGCCCAAAAAAAGGCTTATGATAAATATTTTAAGGAAATGCGGGCTAAAAATAAACAGCCTATGACTTATTACCACTGGAAAAAAGGAGGAAGACGCCAGGGATATTTAGGTGCTCAAGGTGGAACTACTGCTACTGCTAAATTAAGACGAAGTGAACGTAAGAAATTAGGTATGAAGGATTAAATCATGCAAGAATTAACGCCCCCAATTAAAGGTGTGTCTAAAGGCCTGCCAGTTGATAAAGAGCAACCTACTACTTCCGGTTATATGAATAATGTAAGATGTGTGTGCACTTTGGAGGGAAAACTTCGTCTCTGTCAGAGACCAGCACTTGATAAATGGTCAGAAACCCAAATAGGTGGTGCAGAGCAGCCCGTGGTGGCCCTAACAGTTGTGGCGGCGGTGGCTTAATATGGCTACATTAAAAGACTCATATACTACCACAGACGATGCTGAAAGTTCAGTAAGAAGGTCAAGTGGCGGTCGTGGTTTTACTTTTTTGGCAACTGCAACATATACTTTAACATCGGTCAAACTCAAGGTATGGCGTGCTGGTACTATTGGTACAGTTAATGTTCAAATACGTGATGTAAACCAGGGCACAAAAAAACCAACGGGTGCTGTATTAGGGACAGTTGCTATTGATGTTTCTGCTGTAACTACTGTGTCACCAGGAGAACTTATAACAGCAACTATTGGAGAAGAGCCTACAATAACTTCTGGTATTTATTACGCAGTAACTGTTGAACCTACCATTGCAGATTGGGGTTTTGGCAACTTGCTGTGGATACGAGACCATAATGGAGTAATGGTAACACAGGAAATATATGAGAGTTTAGATACTTGGAACACCGTAGGTTTCCCCTGGGATACTATTTATTTTGAAATTTATGGTGATGCAGTTTTGCCGTCTAAAGCTACTACCCCTGCTCCAGCAAACACCGCCACTGATGTAACATTAGATCAAGCAACAATAACTTGGGTTAATGGTGGTAATACAGATACCTATGATGTATATTACGGTACTTCTGCTGCAGCTGTAGCTGCTGCTGATACTACAGATGAGACAGGTATTTATATTGGTAATCAAGCAGGAACATCTCTTACAGTTACAGGAATTACGTCAGGTTCTCCTTATGCTTATTTGACAAGCCGTTATTGGAGAATAGATTCAGTAAATGCAGGAGGTACAACAACAGGAGATGCGTGGAGCTTTACTACA